CGGATCTCTACTCGACAATATACACGGAGCTGTCTTTACTTCGATTCCATATATCTTGCCATTAATAAGCGAGGGCAATATTTTGGTCTTTTCAGGCATGTGAGGTATTTTCCCTCTCGATGCTTTGCCTAACTGAGTTATATGACCGCCTAGCTGTACTTTGGCATATATATCGTCTTCGAGAGTTGGTATAAAATACGAGCATGGTAGTGTCTTATCCTGTAAAGCCTGTAACTCTTCCCTAACTAATGGTATTCCAATTCCTCGAGATACCGAGTTTCCAGCGCTTTTAGTATATCCTCCAACATGTATAGCAAAAAAAGGCGTTTGTGTATTATGAAAATAAATGGCTCCACATAGACCAGGCTGTTCAATACTTGTTATGTATCCTTCACTTGCCACATTGTCATATATTTCACCATGTATTTCCTCAGTAGCAACTAATCGAATACTGTCTTGCATACATAAAACTTGGCACTCTTTACAAACTATGGTTTTTACATCTCCCTTTGCTACACACATGACCTCTATCTCAGCTGTTATCTTCCGGTGTTGTTCAATAGTTGGTATCAATGACAAAATATCTCTAAACATTGGCATTCTCTTCGGTAATTCAAGTATACACAGTTCACGTTCGTCTATAAAAACAAACTTGCTAAAATCAGTGATGGTACAAATGAGTTCCCTATTCTCATGCCGATATGCTATGCATTCAAAATTAATACCCTTCTGTTCATATTCCTTTTGTCTCTTGAGAATTATCCTACCTTCATGCGATGTTAACATACACACAAATCCGTAAAGTCCCATGGCTCTAACACATAAAGGTCTCTCACCTTTCTTAAACCCAGCTGCACATTCAATGAAGATTGTGTTGGATTCAAGTCTCTTTAGAGCTATATTCCGCATGTTACCTCCAGATTGCGTGGTTGCAGTCGGTCTTATTGTCCTGATCGGTTTCTTAGCTGCAGCCAACTTCTTGTTGTTATAGCTATAATTTGGTGCAAGTTGTGGCTCTATGAAATCTTGTTCTTGTTGTTCCACTACTTCTGTATCTCTATAAAATGATCGAAACAGTCTACAACAACCTACCACTGTTCCAATAGCTGATGCAATCAAGAGTCCTATTTTGATAATTCTTTTCATTGAAGTCCAAGCTGTGCTTATCATATTACGGCCAAATTTTTTTACGATTTGCCATTCGTTCAATGCACTAGCTTCTTCAACCTTCTTTCTTATATCAGCATAAGCATCTTCTATTTGATCATGAAGTAAAGGAGACACATATTCCATTGGCATTCTCCACATTTCGCCCATTCTCTGCATTTCATCAAAATTCCTGAGCTCATATTCAATGTCCAATTGCCTACTCAACGCGAATAAGTTCAAAAACCTAGCGCGCGAATGTTTGTTTCCGAATATACAAAACCCCTTCTTACCATCCGATCCTATATATTCACACTCCAAATCATCTATACTCACATTGCCAGCCAAATCCAGGATCCATTTCTTCGCATCCATATCCCAATACACATTTACGTCAAAGAATTCTGGTGTTGCGTGGCAACACTTATTGTCATGACAGGTCTTTT